AAATTCTGAAAAAATGTAGATCCCGTTGCTTTGTTCAAAGCCTGACAGATAAATTCCTGTTGAGATTCAAATAATTCCGACCAAATCTCTTTATCATTATACAAATCAACAAGTACATTAAACATATCAGGTGCGGCCGAAATAAGCTCGGCATTTGCAAAAGCTTCTTCTTTGGTTCTACATTTTGGCATAAAATGATGGCATGTTGCTAAAATGTCATTATCACATTCAACTAAATTAAGATATTTCCCGACTTTCCAATTTCCTTTTGTGAATTTAGTTTTAATTTCATCAATATGTTTAGGTTTATAAATTTCAAGTTTGCGAGAGCGCAATATGGCTTCATAAGATTCTTTCGCATCTTTAATTTGTTTTACTATATATTGCGGGTTCATCTTTGTGTTTTTAATTTTGTTTCTATGGCATTTTATTTTCTGATTTACTTCAAGAATAGCATCAATATCATAATCCTTCAATTCGTTTAAATATCATCTTTGTTTTCATTGTCTTCTTTTCCTAATAAAACTTTGAAAAAAAACAATATCGTTGACACTGCCATAACTCCAACGACAAGCGAATAGAATGTACTTAATAAATCATTCTTGTTAAACATATTGGAGTTAACATATACGATTACAAGCGTTGAGAATGTAATTAATATTGTGATAGTTAATGCAATTGCGTATCTCATAATAAATTTATTTTAAATTGTTTTTATTTTCTGTTTGTTTTTTTTTCGTAAATCATCTTTAAAGTTAAGATGATTGTTAATGTAATTATTACTCCGAGTACAAAGGCATAAATAGTACTCATCAAATCATCACCGTTCCAAAACTTAGAATCAATATGAATTATTTCGTAAGTTGAGAAAACGGCTAATACAACTGTTAACAATGCTATTAAGTGTTTCATAATGTGTTTATTTAATGTGTTATTTGTCTTTATGATAAATTATTACAATAGACAGAGCAGTTGTTACTGACAATATTGTTCCAAGCATAATAGAAAAAAAGTATTTTCCCGAATCAGAACATATGCCATTACCTACGACATTGCAAACGTCAATCCACTCTTGAATGATTGTGAACCCCAAGTAAAGCATAAAAATGACAACTAAAATTGCAATTATGTGTTTCATATTATGTATTTTTTATAGAATTAAAAATAAAATTAATACAAGAATCATAACCAATTACTTTTAAAAATCATAATTGTAATACCCAAAAATCTGATGCAAAACCTTTTGTGAAAAATAAATAAGGCAAATAAAAATAACCTTTGTCGCCCCAGTTTTCACCCCAACTATTGCGAACGATAAACCATTTTTTTGCATCGTCGTAACCTACAACGGCTACTGCATGGCCTCCAAGTAATTTTTCCGATTTCTTGGGAACTGGCACTATTCCTGTTAATGCTACTTGTTTTGATTCAAATGATGAATAGACGCTAATACCAATAAGAACTGGTTGCTGTTTTAACGCCAAAACTTGCTTAATTCCAAGCATATCAGGAACTGAATAATAAGATGTTATCTTATTAGATAGAGCATTATTATATGCATCGGGAGTAGGTTTAACTGTGAATTTTGAAATATCATAAGGCATATCATTCTCAGCGCAAATTCCAAATTGTTGTATCGCTTTACCAATATCTCTCATTCGAGCGCCTCCATCTTGATTTACATCATTTTCAATTACACGTTCGTTGTAATATTGAAATAAACGAGATAATAAATTTGTTTCTTTTGAAAGAAACATTCTTGAAAAAACACCAGCATTTGCGGTACAACTCCCCAATTCTCCTTGATCAAAAACTGGAATACATTGCGATCTTAAATCAACTTGTTTCGGTAATTTAACGTCTGCATGTACATTGATAATAGTCTTTAATTGATAATCCCTTTTATCAACTTCTTGTTTTTTTAAATTATAAATTCTTTTCATTTTCTTTTTCTTTTTTTAATGATTGTTAATATAGTTATTACTTCAATTATCGTTTTTTCTTTATTTTAATTACATATGGTTTAATACGATGCTTTGCTATCTCAAAATAATTATCGTCCATTTCTATTCCAATGAAACTTCTTTTTAGATTTTTAGCTGCTAATCCTGTTGAACCACTGCCCATAAAAGGATCTAAAACTATTGCATTTTCTCTTGACACAAGTTTTATAAGATATTCCATAAGAGCAATAGGTTTAACCGTCGGGTGATTATTTTTGTTCTCTAATTTATCACATCCTTCATTACGTTCTCGTGTTGAAGTCTTAGAGCAATAAAAAAAACGAGAAGCGGAACCTGAATCATTAAAATTACTTGGTGCTTGTGGTTTATCTCCATTAAACATAGATGTTTCTTTATTATTATATTCTTTGCCAGAATAACTATATGGTTTTCCACCATTACCATTACCAGTATTCGGGAACAAACTCACTACTTCATCAGAGCCGTCGTGAATTAAATTAGCAGGGAAACGACCAATAGTTTGTGTTTTTTCTCCCGTTTCCTTTTGCTTTATTCCAATACCTTTCCCGCCAACTGCTTTCTCTCCAACAACTGTTGCAAGTTTTTGAATTATTATTTCTGTTCCCACCCTACACGCATCTATATTTATTCCGCCTGTTCCCCATTTTAGACAATTTTCAGCTATTGTAAGCCCTTTTTCAATTGGTTTTCTTGCTACTGTAATAGGTTCAAGTGCTGGCTTGAAAGCAGTTCCCCAACCTTCCCATTCGGAAGTGCCTTTCGTTAAATGCACCGAATCAACAGTTTTTTCTTTATTAAAGTTATTAAATTTTCCATATTTCAATCCTTGAGCAGTTCCTCTTAACTTCTGTTCTCCCACAACTTCTCTTTCATTCCCTTGTAACTTATCAATTTCCTTGCCTATATTCAAAGACTTTGGAAAACCACTACTATATACCCAAGCAATCATATCTCGGATCTCAAATCCTGCGTCTTCAATTCTTACGGCCATTCTATGTTGTGTTCGTGTGCCAGCAAATGCTAATAAATAACCGCCAGGTTTCAATACTCTTAAGGCTTCTTCCCAAATTTCCTGACTTGGTACATCATAATCCCATCCTTTACCCATACTCAAACCATAAGGCGGATCGGTTACTATTGCATCAACACTGTTATCAGCTATTGTTTTCATTTCAACAAAGCAATCGCCTTTAATTAATTTTATCATTTTTCATTAAAAATTGTTTCTTAAAAACTCCAGGTCTTTAATTGCTTTCATTACTATGCGTGGTTTTAGAACGCTTTTTATCAATTCGTAACCTTTTTACTCTCACAACGCAAATAGGATAATTTTTGTACTTGGTATAATCTGATATTTTTATTATTTCAAACTCTTTTTCTCTATCTATGAAAGCAGTGATTGGAAACTTTTGCCTTTGCGAATATATAAATACACGAAAAGAAGTTAAATTGTCTCTTTGTATCTTAACATCTTTATCTTTTAATCTTAATTTTTTTTCAAGTTCTTTTAATGTCATAATTTTATATATTTTGAAGTAAAGTATATCCCTTTGATTCTATTAACCTTGGTTACCATTCACACTTTACCAACAATTATATCGGCTTACAACTTATTCATTTTTTTTAAATTTATCAATTACTGATAATAAACTTTCTCCTCCTGTTAAAGAACCAAACAAATAAATGAAATTTGAATCAACATTATGACTAAATGCTGACAATACTGCGAGAACTATAAGAACGATAAAAGAAATGATTGCTATAAGTCTTTTATGTGATACATCATCTGAATTTGACATCAAAGTCTTAATAAATTTTTTCATAACTTAAAATTTTATTATACTAATTATGAACAAGCGAAGGAAAAAAAGCCCCTTCGCTTGCTACAAACCTTATTCTAATTCTCCGTGAATTGCACGAACATAAGTCCCTTTGCTTGCAGAATCCCAAACCACACGACCTGAACGTTTTTTTGATAGATGTATTCCAATTTCATTCGTTGGCATACTCTTAATGGGATTAAAAAATCCCGCAAAATTACTTTTTTTCATTTTTGATAAATTTAGATTGTTTTAAAAATCGTTCTATCGCTTCTTCTTTATTGTCAAAAATATACCAAGCGTCTTCGCCACAATATTTCGCCCAATCAACAAACTCTTCTAATAAATCTTTAATTGTTTCCATTCAAAATTTTTTATATTCAAAACCTAATTTATCACAAACGAAAGAATTATAATAAAATATATCAAAAACTTCCATCGTTGCTATAAAACCGCAACTATTTATTTTTTTAGGAATTTCTTCTCCTACAGAATAATGTGTTTTATTCAAAATAACTGTATCTTTACCAACGTCTTTTACATCTGTTACTCCTACTATTTTATTATGAGATAAAATCATTATTTTATCTCCTTTTTGAAGTTCAATAGGTATTTCTCCTAAATTATGATAAATTCTATTTTCCATCTTTATCTTCTTTTTTATTTTTCTCTTTCTTTTCTTTTATAATCTTAGGAACTGGAATAAACTCCCATGAAGAATCTTCAATCTCTTCTTTTGACTTATTTAATTCATCATCAAAAGCCTTTTTCTTAATGTCTTTCATTCTTTGATTTCAATTAATTTAATAACAGTATCTAAAGCTATTAATATTGAAGATTTTAATTTTTTATCTTCTCTTTCTTCAATATAAACCATAAATTCTTTTTTATTTCCCTTAAAATATTCGTAATACAATTCTATATCATCGTCTGTTTTCACAGCCAATAATTGATGTCCAATTTTATTATAACCTGAAAAATAACAAGCTGAATATATCAGATTCTCAACAGAACTCAAATTAGCAAAACGTAAATCGATAGAACGTAAATTAGCAAAACTCAAATCAGCAAAACTCAAATTAGCAGAATATAAATTAGCAAAACTCAAATTAGCAAAACTCAAATTAGCAAAACTCAAATTAGCAAAACTCAAATCAACAGAACTCAAATCAACAGAACTCAAATTAGCAAAACTCAAATTAGCAAAACTCAAATTAGCATAATCTTTACCAGACGATAGTTCCTTTCTAATATACTCTTTAACAGTTTCAGAAATTGAATTATTCTCTTTTTCATATTCAAAAATCACCGAACCCCAAACGCTATTAATTTCAATTTTTGTTTTCATAACACACTATTTTTTTCATATAAAAACTTTGGCTTGTAAATCATTATTGAACATGGGAGTCCAAACATAAATTAATTCTTTCTTTGCTCTGGTAATTGCAACATAACGAAGATTTTGCTCTTGTTCATACTGCCAAGGTTGAGTTGCATATTTACTCGGAATTAATTCAGGAATTAAAAAGAATATACGATCATTCTCCAGTCCTTTAGATTTATGTATAGTGCTTAAAATTATCCCCTTAATATCATTTGAAAATATATTGTTAATCAATTTTTTTAGTTCAGATACACTTTCTGTTTCTTCACAAAGACATTCAATTACTTCTATTTTTTGTTGAAGCGCTTCCATTTTAGGATGTAAACTTGGACGTTTAAAACCTCTTTTTTCAAGTTTATGCAAAAGTTTATCCTTTTCAATATCAAGCATAGAAAACAAACCATTTATTGTTTTAGCTCCTGTTTTATTTATTAAAACAAGAATACCTTCTCCAATGTCTTTCCCTCTAATTTTTGATTTTATTTGATTTTTTGTTAACCATAAATATGTTTGAACCAAAGGTTTTAAATTTCTACATAAAATCCAATCTCCTTGTTCTATTTCTGTCAAACTACCATCTTTTACAACCCCTTTAATAGCATTAGGAGCGTATGATATTTCCGGAACTATTTTTTGAGCTTCCTTTACAATATCAATTGCACATCTATAAGACACGCTCAAAGGCAGTTTAATCGCTTTCCCATTAATATTAGAAAGTCGATCGTAACTTTCTGCGTCTGCTCCTGCAAATCCGTATATCGCTTGCCTTTTATCTCCTACAGTCACAAGTCTTCCTTTTCTATTTAAACAATTTTTTATAAATTCATGCTGAGCCAAAGAGAAATCTTGACTTTCATCACAAAACACATAATTAAACCTCTCAAAACGAATTGAAGTATCAGTTACTGGAATATATATCATGTCCATGAAATCAAATTGAGTTTTATCTTTTATGAGATACTCAAATGCTTTCATAACCATTTTTATATCGTCTTCTTCTATGTTTACATCGTAATGATTTGTTAATTCAATAATACTTTCTACTGAATTATCAGATAAATTAGATCTCATTAAATCCAATATCTTAGGAATAATATAAAAAAAATATCCACGCTTCTTTTCTGGTATTTCAAATTCCCTTAAAACTTTTTCAGTTTTTGATAAAGTTTTATTTGGATTCATTTTAATTTTTCCGCCATATCTATGAAGTATTAAACGCCATCCGCAAGAATGTATAGTCATTATCTTAACATCTATTCTTTTATTTCTTTCTTTTAATTCATCAACGATTGAATTGTTGAAAGCAAGAAACAAAGAACTTTCATTATCAGGAATATATTTTAATAATTCTAATAATACAGTGGTTTTTCCTGAACCTGCTACTGCCGATATATTAATGTTTTTATTTGTTAATTGAAATGTTTTATAAATTGCTTCTTGATATTTTGATGTTTTCATTTATAATCAATATTTCTTATTAACGCCTGCTGAACTCCACTTATACCAAGTTGAATCTTTTGTAAATTCACAACGCACCACAATTCCTTCTTCCATTACTTTATTAAATAAAGAAATAAAATTGGTTCTATTAATACATTGCGAAGCATTTTTTGTGATAAACTCTGTTATGTTTACGCCTTCTACTGTGTTAAAGTCAATAGACTGCGCAGTATTAAAATAACCTTCCTGCCACTTATATACATTGAAATATAAGATATCACCGTTGGGAATAACAATTTGTAAAATTGTATATCCTTCCATTATAAGTTGTTCAATTGCTTTTTGAAAAATATTAATTTCGCTCATTTTTATATCTCCTTATTTTCTTGAAATGTTATTAAAACTTTCTTTATTTTTTTTAAACTCTTCAAATATTGATTGTTTGTTACATCAATATTTTCTTCTAAAAATTCCGACATTTTTTGTCCCAACATTCTTGATCTACAAATTCTAATTTCTAATTCAACTAAACCTAAATGAATCATCAATAATTCTGTAGTATCAGGTTTACTATTGTCATGAAACTCACAATTAACTGCTACCAACGCTTCTGTTATTTCTACTCCATTATTTCTTTGCATTTCTTTTTGATATTTTCTAAAAAAATTTCTTGATAAAGATTTATTAAAATAGAAATAAAAATTATATTTTTTGTTTATAATATATTTATTTAAACAATTATTAAATATAATATAACAATCAGCAACCAACTCATCTCTTTCTGGGAGTGTTTCCTTTCTATAAGTATTTTTTAACAATTTTAGATAATTAGAAATATTTTTTTTCACAATATCTTTCATCATTTTAAAAACTAAATTTTTGTAAGCATTAACTCTTTTTTCATCTTTTGAGAATCTTATAATAGCAATACATTTGTTTACAAATTTAGCTTTATAATGATAATCTTTTTTGAAATAAACACTCTCTAAACTCATAGCTATTATTTTTTTTCTGCGTTTTTAAAATTTTTGATTGTGTCTTGTAATTTAAACTCCTTAAAGGGTTTTATTTCCTTTTCAAAATGTTCGTGAGAACGTTTTTTCAAGATATTTTTTTTATCTTCTGGAGATGCTGAAGAATATCTACCAATATCAATATTTTTTTCAGATAATGGAATATTTTGATTTAAATTAATTTCTTCTCTAATTTTACCGCATGAAGGACAAGGAGCATTATTACTTAATAATTCTCCATCTACCATTTTATATGAATTGGTTAGATATTCTTCTTCAATTCCATATTTAACACATTTTGAATTATTGCAAACAAATTTACTCATATCTATTTATGTTTTTCTATTAATAAAGCATAATATAAAATCAAAAGAGCGTCAGAAACTCTTGTCCAATCTTGTTTTGTTTTAAATTTGAATTTAATCCCTACACTTGGATACAACTGTTGGGCACGTTCCATTAATTTAGTTTTCCACTGATTAGTCGTTCTTTTCCCTTTCGTGCCCAATTGTAACTCTTTCTGCCACTTCTGAGGCGTTACTTCCATAGTAGGTATCTTTTTACAAATTAAAGCCATTTCCAGATGTCCAAATCCCTTACCAAAATTGAACATGGATGAACCTCCCATTCCTGGCAGTCCGCCTACTTTTTCAAGATAACAAATAGAATTATTTTTGTATTTATTCAAAAACTCTTCTAAAAATTGAGTTGTTTCAGGCATATGAATAACTTCAATAAATTCATTTTTATCTAAAGAAAAAACGACAATTCCACCTTCTTTTCCTGGATCGATCGCTATGATTTTTCTATCTTTTAAGAATTTTATCCACTCTTTATCTTCCATATAATATTTAATTATTTTTTTATGTATCTGCTTACATCATTTTCTTTAATTACATATAATGTGTTTTCATTATTAAAAGATTCACTAACATTCTGTGTTATCATTAAAATAGTTATGCCCATTTTTTCAAATATTTTGATAATATTTTCTTGACCCTTACTGTCCATTCCATGAAAACATTCATCTAACAATAATAAATTTAAACCTCTGCCATTTGTTGAAAGATTAATTAAGTGCTGAATACCAATAACACCAGCTAATGTAATACGATCTCTTTCTCCGCCTGACTTAGACATAAATTGTTCTGCTGTCACACCATCATTCAAAACGAACACATCAATTTTTTCTCTCACTTCTCCTGATTTTAAAACAGTAAATCCATTTATAAAAACAGAAATATCAACATTAAATTTTCTTAAATAACTATTTGTAATTCCTTCAATTATTTTTATTGATTTATTAGCAAGATAAGTCATAAATCCTGAACGTCCCATATTGAACTGCCAAAACTTAATTGTCTCTATCTCTTCGGTAATTGGTAATAAATTTTTAGCTAATTGCTCTATATCTTTATCACATTCGTCTATACGTTCGTTTAAACTGTTAAGCAATTTATCATCTTTCTTTCGTTTCTTGATAGTTTTCTTTTCATTCTCCCATTTATCTATTTTTTCAAGCAACTCAATACGGTCTTGAGTTTTGTTCTTAATTTTTCTTTTATAATCTGATTTTTCTTCTTCAATTTCTACAACAAGTTCTTCAGCTATTTCATATTCCTTAATTTTTTCATTCAAATTTTTAAGTTTTATATCTTTTGATTTATATATTTTAATTTGTTCCTTAATTTCAGATTCGATTTCTTTCAACAATAATTTTATATCTTCAACAGATAATTTCAACTCTGATTCATGAATAAATTCATAATTACATTTAGGACAAATTATTGTATCTTCAAGTTCAGCTTTAAGTTTCTTTTCTGTTTTTTTATTATCAGAAAGTTCTAACTCAATTTCTTCTATCTCTTCTTTCAACTTCTTTCGATCTTTTTTAAACTGAGTTGTATCTTCGACTGTTATTGATTTAATTTGTGCATCTTTTTCTTCTATAATCTTATTCCACTTTTTCAAATCATTATCAATTTTATCAACATTTTCTTCAGCTTCTATTATTTTATCGGATAATTCCTTTAATTCTTCATCGGTATTATCATTAGCAAGGACTTCCCGTCTTTGCTCATCAAGTAATTCCCTTTTATCTGATAACTTACTTATCTTATCATTAATATCTTTGTATTTAACGTTATTTTCTTTGTATCTCAAATCGAGTTCTTCAATTATAGGATTAATCATATCAGCCGAAGTTATTCTATTCATTATTTCCTTTTTATCAGAATCGCTTGCTGTAAAAAAAGTATAATGATTATCTTGGCTAATTATAAAATATCTTAATAAATCTTCACGGCTTATTCCAATGAGTTCAAGAACTCTTTTATTTGCTTCATTTACTGATACAATTTGTTTATTTAAAACATCATTTTCCCATATCTCAACCTTAACAGGTTTATTACCACGAAAAAATTGGCGAATAATTTTAAGTTTCATTTTCAAAACTGGATTGTGAAGATCAAAAATAATTTTACAATCGTCTTCGTCTCTATTGATGAAACTTTCCTTTTTTATAGTTCTTAAACTTTCATTTGTAAGAGCTATACAAATTGCTTCCAATAAAGTTGTTTTACCTGCGCCATTGTTTTCCAAACCTCTATCAGTTTCATTTTTACCGAAAATAACAGTGCAAGAATTATTCTTAAAATAATATATCGACTCCTTATGAGAAAATAAATTGTATATCTCAATTTTAATTGGATTCCACATTTTTCATTTTTTTTATTAAATCAAAACCATATTTAAATTTACTTTTCTTTATATTATTTTCTGAGCAAAACTTTAAAAAGTCCTTTATTATTGCTTCCTTATTATAAGATAATACGCTATCAGATTCAGATATCTCAATAGCTTCGGTTGTTTCAGTTAATTCAAATTTACAATCAATACCATACTTTCCTTGTATTTCAGCAATATTGATTTTTTGACAATCTGTCTTTTTGCCCTTAAATATGAAACGAATATGATCAAACTCCTCTCCTTCGTATTTCTCTAACAAGTTCATCAAAGTCTCTTTATCATTAGCATCAATGACTTCTTTGATATATTTGGGAAATTTAGAAGGAACGAATTTAATTGAACCGTCATTGAATACAACCGTAAAACCTTTATCAGTGATATTCTCTCCATAATTATTTTGATAAGCAGAACCAGTATATATAACATTGTCCGCTAATTTAGAAGCATTATGATAATGTCCAATTAAAACATTAGTCCAATTTTCAAACATAGAAGGTTTAATAATAGATGAAACTTTTGTACCATCGTTATTTACCACTCCATCAAAACCTGAATGAGTTATTAATATCATAGGCCAAGAGCAATCTGTATCATGTTCAACGAAATATTCTTTAATCTGACTAAAAATTTTTTGATATTCTTCCAACCATTTTTCATCTTTAAAATAAGGTATAAAAGTAACGACACAACCGTCAATAAACTTACTAACACCAGACCGATAAAGATTAACGCAAGGCTCAGAATAAACATCCAAATAACTTTTTTCATCGTCGCTATCAGTTTTATCATGATTTCCTGGAATAATATGTAATTCAATATTTTCATTAGTCAATAATTGTAATATATCCTTCCAATCAGTTAAACATTGTAAAGGCTGTCCGGAACGATTTGTAAAAACATCTCCTCCACAAAATATTCTTTTGGTATTATATTCTTTACAAAGACTAATAAGTTGATTGAAAATATTTTTCACTAACTCCCCATTGTCTTTGTCTAAATGAATATCATTTACAAGTATCCCGATAGCTTGTTTTTTCATACGTATTCATTTGTATTATTTAAAAAATTTCGCTCCTTAAAAAAAATAAACTTTGTTAAATTAAAATTTTTTACTTTATTCTTCTTGATTATCGGCATATTTCATAAGATTGTTACGCAATTCAATTAAATCATTTTTCATAGATTTTCTAATTTTATTATGTAAAATAGTCAAAAATTTATTATGTTCATAATAATTCTTAAATAATTCTCTTGGAGAAC